GTTTCCCAGTCACGATCGGGGAGATTGGGCTAAAAGCGACCCTGATATGCAAAACCATTTAGCAGGGTCAAAAGCATCTGGTACTGATTATTCAACGGTTTCACCATCGTCAACTAGTCAGGACAAAAACGACTATTCCAAGATGAGTAATGACGATAAGTTATCTTACTTGGAAAACGTACAATTAAAGTAAATTAGGAGGCCTCATGGCTTTAGGCGACTTTCAAGTATTTAACGATTACGCATACCGTGCATTTGCGGTAACACTTCAACAAGAAATCCGACTGTTTAACGCTGCTACACGTGGCGCTATTACGCTCGATACTATGGCGGTAGCTGGTGACAAGCATCAAAAGGCAGCTTTTGAGAATCTTAGCTCGCTAGTTGGCAACCGTAACCCGGCATCTACAGCGGCAGCGACTGAGCATGCGCTTAAAGAGCTGCTAAAAATTGATATTAAAGTGGGTTGGGGTACGCCTAACATCACTTATACTAACACTTCATTCGACTGGACTAATCGTGACCCGCGTGAAGCTGGCCGTTTATTCGGTGAAGATATTGCAGCAGGTGCTATGCAGTACATGCTTAACTCTGTCTTATACTCTGCTGTTGCGGCAATGGATGATGCAGATGTTAATTATGATGGTACTGCGGGTGTAGCTTCATTACCTAGCCTGATTCAAGGTGCTGGCAAGTTTGGCGACCGTCAATCTGCTATCGTTGCTTGGGTTATGCACTCTAAGTCACAAACTGACATTTGGGGTAATGCTGTTGCTAACTCTAACGACCTGTTTGATTTTGGTAATATTCGCGTTGTTTCTGATGGTCACGGTCGCCCATTAATCATGACTGACTCAGACGCACTGCACTTTGACAATGCAGGCACTGAAAACTACATTCAGCTTGGCTTAGTTCAAGGTGCTTTATCTGTTCAAGACCAAGGTGATTTCCGTTCGTACAATGAAACAGACCTAAGTGAAGAAAACGCTAAGCAGATTCTTAAATCTGAAGGTTCATTCATGCTAGGTCTTAAGGGTTATACGTTTAGCAATGCGGTTGTTAAACCTAATGACACGGCACTTGCAACACCTGCTAACTGGTCACGTATCACAGACTTAGGTCTTAAAGATACCGCTGGCGTAGTTGTAACAACTTTATAAGGAGCTAAAAAATGGCAGAGTCAAAATCTAAATCATTCACTCGCACAGATGTTGTTTTAACTGCTACAGATGGTAAAGGTAAAGAGTACAAGCTCACACCTACATCAATTGGCACAGTAAACTTAACAGGCATGAAAGTGTCAGGTGAAGATTACTACGTTAAAAAAGCTGTAGCGCTTGGCGCAACTAAAGCGTAACAGGCTTTAAAATTAGATAAATAGGAAGCCTCACTAAATGTGGGGCTTTTTTGTGAGGTTATAATGAGAAACGATTTATTAGCGCAGATAGTCATTGCTAGTGGCGGCACTGTTACAAATAAAGATGACAGAAACGCACTGCTTAGTGATTGGCTTGCTGCTGTATCCAGCCCTAAAGTTGAGGTGGCTAGATTAGATGGGGCGACACAGTATTGGCAGTTAAGCGCGCCAATAGAGTTGCAGTTAGGTGGTAGGGTTGAGATCGATCTTTATAGGGTTAATGATTACTTTAAATTATTTGACTCTACAGCTGACAGGTTTGATGTAACAGTTTTTAATGGTGCTATAACAGAAAGGAATGATTGCCTTATTTATGTTGACGGCGCTTTAACAAATCAAGTTCCATTAAGCGGTGTAGAGTATGCAATAAAGCTAGACAGAGACGCGAGTATTCAAGATAAAACAAGAAAAGAAATATCTATTATCGGCGCAAGGTTTAACGCTGTTGAATTTCTACAGGGTTACGTTAAGGGGCTTAGGGTATACAACTCGTCAGGCGTACTAACTAACGAAATCCCACTAACCAATAAGGCCCAAGGTGCTACACAGCTAGCAACAGTCGGAAACGTTAACGCTACTATGATTAACTACACTGGTGACGAATGGGAGCTTTTAACATGAGTGCATACGCAATAATACCGCAAGAGCAATGGGTTGATGAATTGACGCAGCGATTCCCACACGCCCCATCTATTGAAAATTACAAAGTGCTTGTATTTGCTGATGCAGAAACAGAGCAATTGAAAGCTGATTACGCAGAGTATGGAATAGTTGAGCTTTCATCATCAAGTGAAATTATTGAGCATATTAATAGCGGATTAAAACCTTGGGTTATATTAGAAATTGAGCCACTGCGTGAAGTTATGCAGCACTTTAACCCACCTATTGATGAGGTGATATAATGACATCTAGAAATGAAATGCTTTCACAAATACTTATCAAGATTGGTGGCAATCCTCCACCGGATTTAAGTAGAAATAAGATACTTGAGGCTATTGTTATAGCGCTTGGCGGTACAGTAACAGACCCAAGTAATAGAAATGCACTGCTTCAAGATTGCCTAAATGCAATAAGTAGTGGCTAGAGTGCTTAGAGTAGGTTGGACTTTTTCCATGGCAATAAACGCCCCGTTAATTAGCGGGGCTTTGTTTTATTTTTGGAATTGTACCGACTGGTGTTGACTCGCATTTAATACACCATCTTGCGTGATAACACTTTATAGCATCAGGTGTAAATGCCGACCTATCATAACGCCCTCTACACCTATAGCACATGAAAGTTAGTACCATATCAACACCCCATAAATACAGTCGGATTACTACGCTTACCATCACGCGCACGGTCGATAACAACTTTAGGTTTAGCGTTATTTGTAGCAGCAATTTCCCACGCAGGGCGGTATTGATGGCTAACTCGTGATAAGTGCGTGCTAGTCATTGCTCGCTTGGTTTGTGTGAAGCTTAAATCTGTCATATCGCTTAAATTATTCATAGTCTTTCTCCATTTATATATTCATCTTCAAACCAAGATATAAAACTAATCACGCCGTACAAGCCTAAGCATGTTCCGACATATAAAACTGTTAAAAACATTTCCACTGGTGTCATTTTCTCAACTCCATTTATTTAACTTGCACCAATAATAACCGGAAAGCTATTGAATGTTTAATAACCTTTAGCTATAAGCTATAATCAAACGTAATAAACAAATTATAGGTTTTAGCATGGCTGTTACAGTTGGTACAGATTCATATTTAACATTAGCAGAGTTTAAGGCTCAAGCTGATTCTTTAGCGCGTGATTATTCAAGCTTCACAGATGAGCAGATTGAAGCGGCATTGGTTGAAAGCTCGTTATTTTACATTGACCCGTCATTTAAGTTTAAGGGTAGCAAGCTTGATGAAGCGCAGAAGATGGATTTACCCACTAACCTTGTGAGTATATCGGGCATTTCGAAAGGCGCGTTTCAGGCTGCATGGCAGGCGCTTAACGGGCAGTTATTTGTTAACCCATCAGCTACAGCTAACGGTGAAGTGGTTAGGGAGCGAAAGAAACTTGCAACGCTAGAGAAAGAGGTGGAATATCGCGCAGGCTCAACACCTACTTACACTTATGATACTTCACGCATTACTTTATTATTAAAACCGTACACCACAAGTCAAGGTGGCGGATTTATGGTAAGCAAGGGTTACAGCTAATGGCTACTTTTAAAAGTGAGTTTCAAGACTTAGCTGCTGAACTAATTAATGATGAGTTTTTAGGCTTCCAGCGACCATTTGTTATTAAAAAAGATATTGGCTATAACCCGATAACCGATACTGAAATAAAGTTTTCCGTAGAAGCTGGAGCAATTCCAATTGACTTGCGCACTGCTGAGCAGGTATTTAGCAATGTTACTGCTGCTGATATTTACCTAGTAATACTAAACTCTGCGCCTGTACCTAGTGATTTTGATGCAAGTTACTACTGTAGCTACGATGGTGTTGAGTATGAGATAAATGAAGTGAAAGGCGATCCAGCAGGTGCAGCATACTTTGTAAGGATTGTTATCTAATGGCGGGTAAGAATGAGCGAGCGTCAGATTGTAGCGACTGGCTTGAAGAGCAAGCAAATAAAGCCACTCGTGAAGCTGCCATCTATGTTGAAAATGAATTGGTGCGTAAGGCTGCGGTTGATAAAGGTACGTTAAGGGCAAGCTTTATAGCTAGTGTTGGGCGCTCATCTAATGCCGTTATAAATACCCCTGACACTTCTGGCGCTGCAACATTGAATGCTGCTATAGGTGTTATAGGTACGGCTAAATCAATTAAGTACCCGACCATCTATATTCAGAATAATCAGCCATACGCTTATAGAATAATGGAAACTGGATATTCACAACAGACACCACCAAAAACACTAAGCCTTACAATACAAGCGGCGGTTAATATATGAGTTATTTAAACGGATTAACAAGGGCGTTTCAGCTTAGACTTGCGCAGAATGTACCGACTGGCTACACGGTTGGCGATATTGTTAATTTAGATAGGGGAGTTGAAACTACCATTGCCACTAAAAACCTAGTTCAAAGCACTGCATTAGGTTTGCGCCAAAACATAACAGCTGGCAATACACGCAACCCCAGACAGTATTTTATACACACAGTGCAGATTAACGTGCCAAATTCTGACAGGACGGAAAGGGCTGGTATACTAACAACTGTTAGCGAGATACAAGCTTTATTTGAAAAGACAGAGTTTGACGAGTACAAGACTCAAACCGCCGACATTGATATAATTGGCAAACAATCAGACTCTAAATTTTATAGAGTTGACGTAAACATTAATGGTTATTTTGAGGAAATATTATGACTACAGTAACAGATCGCGAATTAGTCGGCGAGGATATTAGCGTACACTTATCTGTGCAAACAGTTAAAGGTGCTGCCGATACCAACCCTGAATTTTTTAAAGTTAAGCGTGTTGGTGGATTGCCTAAGCAAACTAAAGGCTCGACCACATCAAGCACGCTAAGCAACAGTCAAAACGGCAAAGCCAACATTCAGACTAGCTCTGAGCAAGGCGCGGAATTATCAACAGAAGTATTCCAGCAAACTAAAGATTTACTAGTAGCTGCTAATCACTCTGAACTTGATGACAATACAATTACAGATGTTGATATTGCAGTAACAGCAACGGGCTTTACAGTGCCTGGTAACACTATTTCTGCTGGTGATTTTATCTTTGTTAGCGGCGCAACTGATGACGATAACAACATCACATATCACGTTGACAGCGTTGCTGGTGATGAAATTACTACTACTCCAAGCCCAGCAACTACAGAAGCGGCAGGCGCAAGCATTACGGTAGCAAGTAAAAAATATTCAAACGGGTTAACTCCGACTTACTTTTTAGGCCAACGTCGCCAATTAGATAAATCTAAAGCGGGTGAGATTGCATACTTTAATTTCACTGATGGCTTAATTGATGCTTTATCGCTTGAGATTCCAGAAGAAGAGCTTTTGACAGCTACGACCACTATGATGTGGGAAGTAGCAGAAGAAAGTCGCACATTGATAGCTGGCCAAACGGATGCAGCCGAAGATGATAGCGAAGCGGTAGGCGCTGAAAATCAATTCAAAAAGTTTTGGGTTGATGGCTCGCCTGCTGAATGCTCACTTAAATCTGCATCACTTGAGATTGCAAACGGCTATCAAGGCTCTGCTGCTGCGGGATGTAAGCGTAAGTCACTAGGCGCGCGTGAGTTTGCTGTAACAGGTAATTTCGTAGCTAAAAACTATATCGCCAATTCATCATATTGGGAAGATCAATTTTTAGCTGGTGCGCGAGTTAATTTAGCATTTGAGATTATTTGGTCTGATGGTAATTCGATGGTAGTTCAAGTTGAGAGGGCATACCTAGCTGAGCATGAGCAACCAAGCGAAACAGGATTCGCACCATCTACGCTTAACTTTAACGCAGAAGAAAACCCAGTGACCGGTACGACCATCCGAGTTTTCACAAACTTCTAAATTATATAGCCGCTTTAATTAGCGGCTTTTTCTTTTCTTAACTTTTGCTTTAGGTCTATCTATAAGCTCCATGGTATTTTCAATTTCATTTCCAGCTGAAACCCACGAGCTTGGATATGTGATTTTATTTAAAACCCTGCCATAAGATGTTAAAACTCTATAGTGAACCCTCTCCCCACCGTCAACAGCAGTAAAATTACAAACATCAACAATCTCTACTGCTTGCATTTTTCTTGCGACATGAGTCATAACTATATCGCCAATTTTAAATTTAGATCTTTTTGCAGCTTCAATCCTTTCATTTTCAAACTTCCTAGCTCTTTCCGCCTCAAGTCTATCCTGTAGCGCTTTGTTTGCCGCTTCTATTTTCTTTAACATTTCCACTTTTATTCTCCGTTTGTTTGCTTGAGCCTTAATTTAACCCATCACCGCACTGTTGTGAAATAACATTTAGCTATAAGCATATAACTAAATAATTTGCTAGAATGTAATCATTATCATTTTATCAACGGTGTCATATGTTTTTCCGCAAACGCAAAGAAGAAAAAAACGAGCAAATAAGCGCTTCAATCACATGCTTTAAAGAGGATGAAGAAAAAATAAAGAATGGGGCACCTATCTATCCTATGCCAGATAACGCTGATTTATTTTTTAATGTGCTGCGTGTTGGTACGTTTGAGCAGCAAAAGCAAATGGCTGATGTGCAAAAAGCTGTGTATGGCTTTAACCCACCTAGACAAGTTGATAACAATTTACTGTGGGCGCACTGGCTTGGTAACTACGGCGTTACGGGCTGGGGTTATTTAGAAGATGAAAAAGGCAATGAGTTAAAATTTACTCGCGAAACATGCCGCAAAATATTTCTTGATGAGTCGCATAGAAACTTTTTGGTACCAACATTAATAAGCGGCGCTAATGACGCATACGCATATTTGCATGATGAAGCATTTGAGGCCATTGAAGAGTTAAAAAAGCGTTAAGGTGGGATTCGACCGACAAGCAAAAGACACTTGATGTGTTATTGCGAACTCCTAAAAAGATGCTGTCACCATACGAAAAACAGGTAATAGCTGATTTATCAAAAGAAAAACCGAATCTCACGGATAAAGCAAAAGGTTTGCTTGGTGCTTTTTATAGGCTTGAAAGGGAGCGCGAAAGAGTCGGGCAAATGGCTAGCCCTCAGCATATTAAGCACAGAGCTATAATTGATTATATAGAATTAAATGGCAGCCATGGTTTCGAGCCTGATTTATTTGCTCAAATCATATTTGAAATAGACGAGGAGCATTTAAAAATGTTTTACGAAAAGCAAGCTAAAGAGGCTAAAAAGCATGGCTGATGATAAAATTATACGCATAAAGTTGGATGGGAGTAGCGCCATATCTGACGCAAATAAAACCAATCGAGCAGTTAAAGGTATTGGCTCTAGCGCTGATAACTCTGGCAGGTCACTTCTTAACATGACAAGAATAGCGACTGCTTTAGTTGCTGCGCTTGGCGCTTCCGCTCTTGTTAGGTATGCTGACTCTTGGACTTCAATTAACAACCAGATAAAGCAGGCAACAAAAACAACGGTTGAGGCTCTGGCAGTGCAAGAGGCTATATTCCAAATAGCAAAAGGCTCTAGGGTTGAGTTGCAAGGTGTTGCTGATGCTTATCAAAGAATTTCCAACTCTGTAGCTGATTACGGATTTAGCGCCAAAGACTCGCTTGATGTTGTGGAAGGGTTAACTAAGGCATTCAAAGCCAACGGTGCAAGCGCTCAGGAAGTTTCAAGCGTACTCGTGCAGCTTGGTCAGGGCTTAGGTGCTGGCGCACTGCAAGGTGAAGAGTTAAAAGCAATACTTGAGGCTTCGCTGCCTGTATCAAGGGCTTTAGCTAAAGAGTTTGGTGTTACCGTTGGCGAGCTTAAAGAGCTTGGCGCGGCTGGTAAGTTAACAACAGAAAGAGTGTTTGTTGCCCTGCAAAATGCATTGCCCGAGTTTGAGAGCGCATTTGATAAGGCAAATAAAACAATATCAGAAGGTATAACCGTTGCTGGAAACTCAATGACTAGGCTTATCGGTTTAACCAATGATGCTACGGGGGCAGGTAGCGCTCTTGCAAATGGACTTATTGATTTGTCATCTGCAATAGACTTTCTAGGTGATGCGGTTGAAAGTGGCGCGGCTGGTAAAATAGCTGAGTTATTTAGCGCTCAGTTAGATCTAATTGGTAAAGATGTGATTGCCACAACTGATTTTATATTCAATAGCTTTGAAAACCTAGGTGGTGGTCTTGAGGCGTCAACCACGGCTACTACTGAGTTTATAGGTCAAGCTTTCCTAAATATAATACCAAACATACGTACGCTTATACAGGTTATAACTGTTGAGATTGCGGTTGGTATGGATAAGCTTAAGGAATATGGCAAGGCTATTGAGGCAACATTAAACCCATTTGATGATGTCAGTGTAGACCAAGCTCGCGGTCAGTTTGGTAGGGCTACAGCTAAGATTGATGAGGATAGAAAAAAGACGCTACAGTCTATTTTTGATAAGAGGGAGGCTGAAAAGACAGCTCAAAAAGAAAAAATAGCAGAAGCTGACGCTATAATTAAAAAATACAAAGAAGAAAGGGAGGCTAGAAAGCTATCGCTAAGCGATGGCTCGATAGGTGGCGCAAATACAAGAACAAGCGCACCATCTAGGTCTTTAGGTCAATCTACCGACTCATCCATAGGAGATGAGTTAACAGCTAAGCTTCAACGTGAAAACCAAATGATTCAGCAGTCACTACTAGATCGCCAGAATATATACTCGCAATTTCATGCCGCTGCTAACGATATGCAAGCTAGCGAATATGAAAGGCAGCAAGCCCAGCTATCTTTTAATCTAGCTATGCAGATGCAGCAAGAGAATGAGGCATTTCAAGCTCAATTGCAAAGCATCACCGACAGGCAGCTAGTTATTGCTGAGAATAAATCACTAACTGATGAGCAGAAAACAGAGGCGGCTAGGCTGCTTGATGAACAGGCTATACTGGCTCGCGAGCAGTTTGAAAATAGGGTTACAGAGATAGCCAAAGATGGAGCGTCAAAACGGGCGCAAATAGAGCAGCAAGAAGCGTCAAATAAAATAAATACTTATCAGGGCTATGCTAATACAGCGCTATCACTGGCAGCGTCATTTGGATCTAAATCAGAAAAGAGCCAGAAAAAACTGAGAAAGGTTGGCGTTATTGTAGATACTGCGGCTGGTATATCGCGCGCATTTGCTGAGAATCCATACCCCGTAGCTATCGGTTTATCTGCCGCTATTGCCGCTACTGGTATAGCGCAGCTAAAAGCCATCAACAGCGCTAGCCCCTCATCTAGCTCAGTGCCAAGCCCAACGACAGCGGGCACATCAAGCCCGTCAACGCCAAGTACCAACGCTGCAAGTGATTCACAAAATACTAGGCGCATTATCGACCTTAGAGGTTTTGATAATGGCGGCTATTTAACTAAAGAGCAATTGACTGAGCTACTATCAGGTGACGATGATGTTATAATTGCTAGTAACAGCGGACAGCAGCAAGGCGCAAGGGTAGGACTGATAAATGGCTGATAATATATTTAACAATTTAATTGTTAGCGAAAGTGAGCAGCAAAATAATGTTGTGCCGCTCTCTAACGTATTTGTTCTGGGCGGTGAATCTGGCGGTGGTGTCTGTAAAAGCATCCTTGGATTTAGAAGCGTACTGCCAACATCAACGGTAACGGGGGATAACGAAGATACACAGTATCCATTTGTTAACGCGCTAGATTACCGCGATAACACGCAGTACAGCCCATCAATTGAGAATGGGAGTGTAACTATTGAGTTTAGGCAGGCGGCTGATGTTGAGCTTGATTACTTAGGTATAGCAATTCACAACGGAAAAGCAGCGGGTTTAACTGGCTTTCTAGAGCTTTTAATAAACGGCGTTTGGACTGTTGTTGCTAATTTCACCCCATTAGGTGACTTAAAAACAATCTGTGAAAAGTTTGATTTACAATCAAGCCAGCGTCAAAGGCTAACACTAAACTTTACTAGCAAGCTTTACATAGGAACTATTTACCTTGGAAAGTCGTGGCAGTTTAGCCGCATGCCTAACGAAGGTTTTACACCAGCAAATTCTAATAATATCGATGAGGTTGTGGGCTTTCAATCTAACACAGGTCAATTCATTATCTCGCGCAGGAAGCAGGTTGGTTACGCTCAAAGCGGGTCGTTTGACTTTATAGCGTTTGATGAGATTAATGTTGAATATATCGACTATATGAACCATGTAAAAGATGGCAAGCCGTTTTTTATGAAATGGGATGTAAACGTTAATCAAAATATATTCGGGCAACATGCTAGCCCTAATAATTTACGAGCGCCAAGCTACACCAGCGCAAACACTGCAACGTTTGATTTTGAAATGGTGGGTTATAACTAATGTCATTTAACACACTAAAATCACAACATGGCACGCGATTAATTCAAGCTGTGGCAATCTACCCAAATGCATGTAAATACTCAGTTGATGATACTATTAATAAAGGTGTTTGCACTAACTCTGGCGCAACTGTAAACGATGCCTATACAGGAGTTATGCCAATATCTGAGAGTGCTGGCTCTGACGTTTTATTTTTCACTAGTGCCAATCCTTACGCGATAACTAGCAATAATGAAATAATCAAAGTTACTGTTGATAGTGATACGCAAATAACAATCGTGTCACGTGGTCAGTTTGGCACAGCGGCTAGTGATATTGATGCAGGCTCAGAGCTTAGAGTTATACATGGTGGTGAGGCAGACGGCTCTTGTCGAGGTTACCCGCAGAGGCCAGATGGTAAAGGCTGCTCTAATAGCGATAGTTTTGATCGCGATGTTACACGAGAGTTTTTATTTACTGATGTTCAATTAGTGTCTGGTGAGCTTTACTATAACGGCTTGAGTTCAATTTCACATAGCCCGTCAAAACTAAAGCCCAGCTTAGAAATGGCTAAAAATGCAACTGTTAGCGTTACTATTCAAGATAATGAAGATGGCGACCAATACGCTGTGCCATATCCTGACAGACGCACAGATAAATCAACATTGCTGCGCAAGCTACAAGCACGTACTGGCGGTTATTTAAGAAACAGACGCATGATAGTTTACTCAGGGTTTACGGTTAATAATGTTTTTGATCCATCTAACTGCATATCTCGCGAGTATATCATTGATGATTTCAATATCAGTAATAGTGACTCGGTAAGCATCAAAGGCGTTGACCCATTGATGCTGGCAGAAGAAGCAAAGGCTAAAACTCACGATGTAAGCGCAGGCTCACTACTTGCTGATATAACTGATACATCTACCCAAATAACACTAAAAAATGCGCTACTTGATGAGTACGGCGCAGATGCCGATAGCGGCACAGTAATTATTGACTCTGAATTGATTGATTACACCGTTAACGACTCAGCGGCTGGCATTCTTGATATTGTTACGCGCGGTGTTGCTGGTAGTGAGCAAAAAGACCATAAAATTAACGCATCAGCTCAAAGATGCCTAGTGTTAAATAACTTTAATCCAGTGCAGGAAATTGTAAATATACTGCAATCACGCACTTTGATAGAGTCGCGCTTTTATGATGATTACACAGATGTTATTGGTACTGTACCAAATAACGCCGGTACTGTTTATGTAACAAAGCCTGATAGTGTTAAAAAGTTTATAAACACAATTATACGAAGCTGGGCTGAAAACAATATCAGCTTGTACTTTGATGAGCTTAAAAAGAAGATTCGCATAAAAGCGGTTGGAGATTTTGAGCAGCAACCAATAACGCTAACAGATGTTGATTTGTTGATTGATAGTGTGAGGATTGATAATAAGTACGAAGATCAAATAACACGCGCATCAATTGGATTTGCACCGTTTGATGCTAGTAAAAAAACTGATGATGAAAATAGTTCAATTATCTTTCAGTCGATTAATATTGGCACTGAGTCAATTGGCACTTTAGAGCCGCAAGAAGAAAAAACATTTTATACTAAATTTCTAACTGATAGCGATATTGATGTAAGTATTGCGGTTGGCGGCATATCAAGACTGGCGAATATAAACACAAAACCGCCGCAGGAGTATACATTCACAATCGACTACGAAAAATACGGTGATGTGGCAGGGGGTAGCATAGAAGAGGGTGAAATAATAAACGCAACTACCAAGCTATCTATTGATGATGATGGCCAGCCGTTATCGCAAAACTTGCAAATACTCAGCATTAAAGATGATATGAAAAATAAGCGAGCCACAGTTACAGCGATAACTTATCAAGACGTTATAAATGAAGATAGTTTTGATTTTATCATTGATGAAGATAAAGAGAATTATATTCTTAGTGATGAATACGCGCCGACCGAGACTGGAGAATACTTAATATTTATCGCGTCAAACGTAACTATTGGCGCCACCTCTACATCTAGCTTTGCTTTTGATACTGGCACTCAGGCAGCGGGTGTAACATTTAAAATTGTGCATCGCGGACAAATACTGGCAGCCGGTGGTAAGGGCGCCAATGGACCGCTAGCTTTTGCACCAAACCCGCAAGACCTACCAACTAGGGTTTACGCACCAGGCTTACTTGGCGGTGCTGGTGGTGATGCTATAAACCTAACCGTACCGACAGTGTTAGATGTTACTCAGGGCGTGGTGTACGCTGGCGGCGGTGGCTCGCCCTCACTATACTCACTAGCAGATAGCACGGTAAACCCACCTTTTGTGCGGGGCGGTAATGGCGGCTGTGGCGGTCAGGGTTACGTAGGCGGTGGTGGCGGCAGTGCTGGCAGTGCAACTGTAGAGCCTAGCACTACTGATGTAGGTCAGGCTGGTAACTCTGGCTCAAGAGCTGCACCCGCTAGTCTAGGTGGTATATCTGCTGGGTCATGGGGTGGTGATTCTGAATCAACAGTAAACAGCGGCGCTGCTGGCAAATCAGGCTATGCAATACGCAGCAACGGAAATGCTGTTATAATAACTGGTGATAACAATGCAACTATACGCGGACAGAGAGACTTTTAATTATGGCTTTACAATCTTTTACAGTATCAATTGGCGCACTAAGAGACGTCAATAACAACGACAAAAATTACGTAAGTGGTGAAGCCATTTATGTTAAAACTATTGGTGGAACTTTTGCACCAATATTTAGGGACTTAGCTGGAACCTCTGAGATAGCACAGGATGGCTTGGCTAATCAGACCAATGAAAAAGGGCAGTTTACTTTTTTCGTTGAGGCTGGTGATTACATTCTAGAATACCAAAATCAATCAACACCTGTGACCGTAGTCGGGGCTGATTACTTTAATAATCGAGTCGAAGAAACAGTAAACCAAATAATTATCGACACAGCCACCTCGCGCGGTTTTCGTGTTGTAGGTGATTTTTCCAGCGGGTTTACTTATGAGTTGCCGAATGATGTTGCAATTGATGGCAGTGGCAATTATTGGGCTTATGCAGATGTTAATGCGCTACCTGTAACCGTAACTGCTGGCACAACACCGACAGAGGGTGAATACTCTCAACGCACATGGAATGAAGCCTCTGCCGTAGTAACTACAGCAGGAATTAACGCACAGCAATTCATTGATAATTTTGATCTAAAAATATTTCAGTCACCTACTGATAACCTCACCAAAGTTTCAACCTTTGCAGGTGGCGTTGGTGTTGTTTACGAAGTGAGTAAAGCTTCTGATAACATTTTAGCTACTATTTACAGCGATGCGGCTGGTACGACTGAGATTGTGCAGAATGGTACGAATAATGTATCTGATAGTGTCGGGGTTGTTGAGTTTTATATTGCGGATGGTGACTATTATGTTGAAGTTGGCAACTCTAGTGCTCGGACTTCAGTGTACAAAAAAACAACAAGGAACATGTCAACTTCAGAGCTTTCTGAATCTTCATTAACAGTTGGCGATAAAGTTTCAATTGTAGATAGAGGCGGGATAGTTTTTTATATAGATGCAGGTTCTCCTGATGGTTTTGGTAATCTGGATGCAGGGTCTGGACTTGTTGCTAAAATAACTTTTAATGATTACCCATCACTTGTTGGGCTTGGTGTGTCACAATCAAAATCAGATACTGGAAATGCAGTGGTATTGCAACATGCTGCGGATGAGTATGGTGGAGCGATAGGTGATATAAACTTCAGCTTTGATCAGCAACTCTTGCTACCAGAGAGCGGATTCAACTTCACTTCTGTGAAACCGATCACAATAACGTGGACAGGTTCAAGTTTGGTTTACGCTATGACTCCTGCAAATTCTAATGGCAGTTATGATAACTACTTCGAAAACATAACATTAACAGGTGCAAGTGATAAGTTATTATTTGATGCGAGAAGAGTAAGGTTTAGTGAGTTTAAAAACTTCAACTGCTTAGGTGGTGCAGTCTGCTTAAGGATTTCGAGTTCTTGGAATACAAACTGGACAGATTGCGCATTCAGAAATCAAAGTAAAACTCCAGGGAGCAAGGCTTTGTTTATGGAATATGACGACTTGGAGCCATTTAATGTTGTTAACACTGCTATTTTTGATGGATGTTATTTTGCCATGTCAGACATGGGTGTTGTAATAGAGACTGGTGGTGATGGTATTCATTTTAGAAACTCAAGAATAGAGGGGAATAACCAAGGGGTAGTGTTCCAAGGTAAAGGTGGATCTCACGGTATAATATTTAATGACGGTTGTTATATAGAGGGCAACTCAAAAGGTAATATAATCTGGAACAAAACTGGCGCAGGTAATTTTTACGGGGTGGTTTTTGAAAATAACTATTTCGGCACAGAGGTCACGTCTAGGGCTGGGATTGTAGAGTTCATAGCCAGTAATGGGGGAGGTCACTCACTTACATTTAGGAATAACACAATGAGAGATTTTGGTGGTCTGCCAACTCAGAACGTGTTATTAGATGTTAACGGGGCTTCAATGTCAAGCATACAGATAGAGTGGTTTAGGAACGGGAAAGGTGTAAATGTTCCAGCTTTCAATAAAAATGCGGTAGATTGGAGATACATGCATACTGATGTGCTGGTTAAATTAAACTATTTGTCCAATCCAGTAACTAATAATAACTTCCAACCTGCGTACACCAATGGAGATATATACGTTGGTACTGTGGGTTTTGGTATTGCTAGAGTGTTTGGGACATTTACAGAACCAACAAATGTTAGTAATACTCCATTAAATGTCACCGAGGCCATGCCTGTCTCGCTGCGACCACCAGCTTTTGGGGCGGTTAGAGGAGTTTCTTTAACAGATGCAAATACGGAGGCAGATGACGTTACAGTTATGATAAATGGCGGACAGATTCGCTCAATCAATATAACTGATAAAAAAATATCTTTCGATAAGACTTACAATCTAAACGTAAGCAAGTTGTTTGTAAGTTAATCTCAATTTGCTTTTATCCGCGATACTGCGAGTTGCACCATACAAAAATTTCATAGCTATAAGCCCTCGATAAGAGGGCTTACCTCATCATAACTAAGCGGTATTTCACCATTGCATTAACACTCAAAGCAGTATTCGTAATATTCTTGCTTGCTCATTTTTAACACCCCTACTTTTTAATCTTGCTGCCAATATCAACGGCAAAGTAAAAGCCTATTTAATCATCAATCTAGTTTTATCTGCACTACTTCGAGTTGTGCCAAACCAGAATTGCATAGCGCTACCCCACTCTTTAACCACAACACCTAGCAGCATAAATAAAACCTCACGACTTCCTGCTGGTACATCAACGTAAAACAATAAGAAAACCAACAAGGCTATCAACACAGTTAGTCCAATACTTAAATAAGCTGGCATCTTGCTTTGATTGTGAGCCTGTCTTGCGTTAGCTTTATCACCCAGCTCGGCTTGAAGTGTTTCAAGTTTAATTTGTTGCAGTTTGGTTTTGTGTGCAAGCTCAATTTCTTTTAGTTTTACTTGCGCCTCAGGATTTCCAGTTATAAAACTATTAATGGCATCTGGCGTGTTTTCAGTGCCAAACTCTGACGATATTAAAGCACCAACACCCGCACCAACAGGACCCAATGCACTACCAAGAAGTGGTGCAAAGTCCGCAACCTTTTTACCTAGCTCTGACCAATTCATATCAACACCCCACATTAAAACCTTTCGCAAATAGCAAAAGGAGAATAAATAAAAATAGCATCAAGCTGATAAACTTCCACTTTTCATGCTTGCGTAAAGCTTTGCGGCGTGAAAATCTAAGATGGCGAATTTCACGCTCTAGTTGCTTCTCTTTACTCATGCCATCTGAAAATGCGGCATATCAACAAAGTTAACCCAGTGACCGCCCCACTCCAATTTATAACCAAGCTCATTAGCCGCTTGCAGCATTGCACATGCAACCATTGATAGGTGTGATTTATCCCAGCTAGCCTTACCATCCACAAAAGCATAAACGTCCAGCGCCTTGCCTGTTTGGTGATAGCTTTTCTTTTCATAACCGTCTAGCTGAGACTTGCCACCATGATATAGTGCGTTTTGCTCTTCTGCCGTGCGTAACCCACCGGTTGATGGAATTCCAAAATCAACTCGACTTAACTCAAGCGCCATATGTGCAATCTCTTTTAATCGCATGTCAACGCCATTCAAAGTATTTAATGAGCTAGTGCTAAATTTATGATGTTTCATGCGCCCAACCTCTTTAAATCTTGCTGAAATTCAAACGCACGACGTCGCTCAGTGAATTGTGCCGACTTTTCTCGGTCTATCTTACGCTGAGCCTTTTTAATTAAATTTATGCGCTTAGCTTGCTGCTCAAGTGTTAATTCATCCATTGCCATGCTCCAATTTGTTTAACTGCCTAAATAGTTTAATTTCCAATAGCTCATCACGGTTATTCTGAGCTATGCGAATCTGCCTGTATAGCTCATCACGCTTCGCAACTTCAATCCTGCGGCGCATTGTGTACTCTAAAGTGTTACGCCTTAATATATTCGTTTCATTGTCACACATAGGCGTACAAAGCTTTTCAGCCAATGACTCTATCAACTGTAAGCGCTCATATTCATCTTTCACTAATATTCCCCATTTGTTATTTTCATTAGTATAGTAAAATTAAGTCTATTCCGTTATAACGTTTTGGAATAGGCTATGCAGTTAGATAAATTTAGATAAATCAGGCTTAAAGAAATTAGGGCTTTCTTTTGTAATCTTGCCGTTTTCATCCAGCGGGAATGTACCGTCAGGCATTCTCTTTGAGTCGTTGGATGCAATAACTTCATTTAACGCGCCGATAATATCAAAGCCAAGCATGTAGGCTTCACCTATGCGAGTTACTATCTCATCGCACTGAGAGTCAAGTAATTCGAGTTTCTTTTCATCGCTCATGCTTTCAATGTGCTGGATGTTGCCAATATCTTTGCACTTGTACTCAGCGGCAAGATCTTCCATTTCATCGCTAAACCAGTCGTCTCCTAGCGATACCATTCTTTCCATGGTTTCCTCATACCCACAACCAATTTGCACACAAACATCTTCAATCGTTGGATTCGGCTTTGCATCTGAAAACCATTTAACTATCGTTTTAATTTCGTTACTCATTACCATGCTCCGTATTTAGTTAATATTAAATCTATTTGCTCGTTTGTTATGTCATCGCCATTCGGTACTGCAAGCCATGACACGTTAGTTAATTCGTTTCGTTTTTGAAAGTTAGCTGCATGCTCTTTGTGTCGCCAATCAAGATATTCAACAAGGTCACTTTGCAGTAGTGGCTCAGTTATTGGCACTTGGTCAACTTCAAACCTATTCTTTCAGTTTGACTCTTTACCGCTGGCGATTAAATGTATATTCCACTTGTGTCGTATCTTGCCAATAGCAAAAGCTAACGATTGACCAACCTGTATTTGCTCGCCTGTTTTAAAGTTAACGCACATACAAGTATATTTTTCGCCGCTATCTTTTTGACTGTGAAATACAGCTAAATTTTTTAGGCCAACTCGGGCGCTAGCTAAAGCGCCTTTCATCTTGTTGTATTTCTTACGAGGCATGATTAACCTCATAATCTGCGATGATTTCTTCAACCTCAGTAAGTGCCATTTTATAAAGCTCATCTTTGATTGTTGTACCTTCACGGATAACCTCAAGCATTATTTCGTTGTGCTGGCTAAGTTTATATTCAACACAGTCGCGATGTAATTGACGATCAGATAGCTTAAACCAAATTTTATCAGCTAGTAAGCGCTCGATAATTTCGTCTTTGGTGTAAAGCTCAAAGGCTGCATTGATGTTTGCATCAGTAATCTTGGTTATTACTAAAGGCTGCTTTGCTTCTTGCTCAATATCAAATCTTGATAAGTGGGTCATTTTGATAACTCCTCAAGTAATGCGTCAGCGCATTCAACAGCGCTTCTTGCTGCTTCTTTTTCATTGAATCCGTAACCACCCGCTGAGCCATGGTGGTTAACCCAAGATGCCATTGCATGCATAGCAAACATTTCGCGCTTGGTTAGGCCGATACTCGCTTTTCCATAACCTGCACTGTCGTTATTAATCGTGTCGTACAATACTTCCACTGGGTTTGGCATTGCTGGTAAATCTGCATTTTTCATTATTCTATCTCCATTGTTTCGATACAGAGATAATATTAAATAAAGTGGAGTGTGTGAAATAACTTTTAGTTATATGCATATAACAAAAAGAAAACCCGCAATTAAGCGGGTTTTAAATGGAGAATAGAAATGTGAAAAAGGAGGTGACACATTTTCTATTTGTAGTTTATGTGTTTAATTGCCAATCGTCAACAACAGTTATAAAAGCCTCAATACGAGGGTTATCTTTATCAATGCCGCCGTACACCTCTTTATTCTCTACAATGTAGTTAACGTTATCGTCTGGAATCAACCCACACTCAACAATTGCATCTTGGAAAAACTTTTTAACCGTTCCAACAAAATTATCTAAATCGGGCGAGTTATTGGCCTTGGCGTAATAAACGTAATTAACCTTTATCTTTCCTTCGATTGGGTCAAACTTATCAATCTGAGGCTTTATATGCTCCTTAAATTTCTTTTTAGCGTCATTGCTTGTTTGATGAAAGGCGTTTCGATACCAGTTAACATTCAGCGACTGAGTTAACGCTCCTTTTTTGGGTTTAGCTATTCCGTATATTGGCAATGTAAATTTGTAATCACTCATATCTCGCACCACTCATCAATTAGAGCTGGAAATAAATAACCATTAAGCATATACCACTCACCACCTTTAAATATAAGCTCTTCCTCCCATGCGTTAACCATATCATTGGCCTTAACTAAATATTTGCCATCTTTTTTAGGAAAGCCAGAATAAAAACTATCATTCCACTTTTTCATAAATCACCTATTGCGCCCGAAGGCGCGTTAATGGTTAAAGGTTAAAATGGTGGATCATTTGGGTTTTGGTTAGGATTAAACCCGCCTTGTGGTGCGTAACCACCTTGTTGCTGTGGTGTGCTTTGTTGCTGGAATCCACCTTGCGGCTGGTTGTTTTGATATCCGCCTTGCTGTGGCGCGTTTTGTTGTGCGAAACCATGGTTATTTTGCTGTGGTTGCTGGCCTGTATGAACATAGCCAAGTTTTGCACCAATTAACTCAAGTGTGATCTTCTGGCCGTTTTGACCGTCAAAGGTTTTAATCTTTATTGATTCACCTGACAGTTCAATAACTGAACCTTCAACTAAAGCCGATTGATAGAACTGAATTTGCGCCGCTTGATTAGCAAAGATAACCGCCTCGAAGTTCGTCCATTCTTTCTGTTTTGTTTCTCGGTCATAGTATTGCACCCCAACTCTAACTCCAAAGCCTGTACCGTCACCTGCCTGAAATTGAGTTGCAGCCTGATTTAATTTACCTACGATTGTATGAGCCATAATGATTCCTTAATAGTTAATTTGTGTATTTGGTAGTAAGCCTTTAGCGGCTAGTTTAATTACTGTTTTTGCGTCATCTTCTGCAATGCCATTTTCAACCAGTACAGATAGAATAACATTGTTAATCTGCTTTTTATGTTCGGTGTCAGCTTCACGCTTTAGCCTTGCGTTTTCTTCTCGCTGCAATTGCGCCTGTCGTGCATTCTCAGCATCAATAAGTGCTTGCTTTGCCGCTTGTTCAGCTATTTGTTTTTCACGCTCTGCCTGCTGCTTGCGCTCAGATTCCCGTTGCGCCTCACGCTCTTTAGCTTCTAAATCCCATAGGCGATTTAACTGTAAAGCTTCTTCGTGGTCGCGCTCGATTTGCTCGGCCAATTCTTTCTCAGCTTGAATGCGCTTTTCTTCATCAAGTATGCGTTTGCGCTCTGTATTCCATTCTTCAATTAAAGCAGTGAATGGGCTGTTAGCTTTTTCAAGGCGTAGTTTGATTTCTTTCGCCTCATCTTCAACCTGTGCTTTGTACTGCTTTGATAAATCAATACGCTTGCGGTCTAGCTTTTTAAGTAGATCATTAACAAAGCTTGCTTGGTCTTTCACAAACTTGCGTTGTTCTTTATCAGCCATATCAACGTAAAGACCTTGGTACTTTTCGCCCTCAGCTTCAAGCTGTGCCAATTTCTCATCGGTGGTTAAATCCGAAAATAGAACCAAATTAAAATCACTCATTACCTTCTCCATTATCGTAATTGTTTTATTTGATCTGCAACTTGGTTAGATACTGCAAAGCCACTTGCTTTTAATTCACTAATAATCATATCAGCCGTTTTTGCACCGCTTTGAATATCAACCAGCATAAGCTGCTTGTCGTTTTCAAAGCCATTGTACCAATTAACGTTTTGGCTTGACTGCTTAGCTGGTGCTTTTTGATTGCTTGCTGCGTTACCGTCATCATCCTCAGATGGAATACCAGCAATAGACTGTAAGGCGTATCTCTTAGCGTAAGTTATGGCGCTACCAGCCGCTTGAGGGTCTTGCTTAACCATTGGCAGCACAAGAATATCACTCATCCATTCACCAGACTCATGCATTAAGATTGTTTCAACGCCAACCTTGTTATCCTGCATGATTGGGAATTGACTGTAGCTAAGCCCGTTATTGCAAAACGGAATCCGCACAGCATCAACAACACTATTCATATCAGCGTATTTGCTTTTAAAAAACGGATTATTAGCCCCTTTCTTTGCGCCACTCATTTCAGCTTGAGCTTTATTTAACGCAGAGGCTATATGCTTTATTGATTCAGACTTTTGCATAGCTAAGACCTCGAACTTAATATTTGTTCAATCTCATAAACGCGAGCTTCATCACCTTTCAACTTAGCTTCATCTAAAGCTTTTAATAGTTGTTCGTTACTCATTTCTAACTCTCCAGTTATTTAGCTTCTCTAAAGCCGTTTTTGCGTGCCGCTGCCATTAAATGAGCCTCGGCGTTGTTTTTCTTGTTGCCATGCAATGAATCTAAGTACTCATGAACAAACGGCGGTAAATCTAAATTAATGCGCTTAGTTTGCTTTGGCTTAGATTCCTTTTTTAACTCTTTCATTTCCTAACCTCGTTTTGTTTTGGTGAGTCCATTATGGGCGATTAAATGAATATGTCAACCTACTTTAGAAAACTTTTTAGTAGGCTATAAATAACTTGCTTTTATTAAATCCATAAAGTACATTTAACGCACAATAAATAAATGGAGAGTCTAAATTGAACACAATACTACACGGTAACACTAACGAGATTAGCTCGTTTGATTGGGAGGATATTCGCTGCGCTATTCGTACATTTACGAGCATACGCAAGAAGAATCGAATCCCAACTCATACACACGAGGGTCGATATGGCCTATTGATTACATTAACAGTTAAAAAGCAGATTCACGTAAACTGGAGAAAGAAATGAAAACATTAATTTTAGCAACAGCACTAACAGCATTATCATTCACAGCTATCGCAGAAGATAAGCCAAGCGATAAAGCAGCATCATGCAAAAAAATATCAGAGCTAGCAGGTAGATATATGGACTTGAGGCAATCTGGCGTACCTATGGCTGATATTTACCACACAGCAAATGGAGACAGCCTGATTCAGCTAATGATAGAACAAGCCTATGAGGTAGGAAGGTATAACACTAAAAAATACAGTGATGCGGAAATTGTTAAATTTAAAAATGGGTGGTTTTTATCCTGCATTAAAAGCAAGTAACCAAACTTAATAACAAAACCCCTTAACTGGGGTCTTTATTTTGGAGAATGAAATGGCGTTTAGAAAAGATTTAATGGTACCAAAAACAATCGAGCAACTAATATTTGATAGAGACTCAATTGTTTTAGAGTTGGAAAGCATGGATAAGTGCAAGCGGAGAGCTGAAAAGCTATGCAAAGAGGTTGGTACTTATATATTCCCAGTACATCAATTTAGAGGTTATCACGGTATAGAGGCGATAACTAGGGACGTTGACAGACGCATGTGGCGACAAACAATAGAGTTGACTGGATTTAATAAATATATGGATAAAATAGCGCGTGATGAGTTTTCTAATTCGCTAGAAAAAGATCCACCGGCGTTCACCATAGACAACGTTAGAAGCACACTAATAAGCAGCTATAACCAAGCTGAGGAATTTATGAATCGCGGCGTTGTAGAGTTGTTTAGGCGTCTTGGTGCGCAATATAAAACAAATGATGCGTTTAAGATTGGTAAAAAAATAATATTACGCAACTGGTTTACGGTGTTTTGCGGTGACCTGTCAGTTAACTACAATCAAGAGCCTGAAATGAATGATCTTGATCGCGTTGTTCGCACCCTTGATGGCGTTGAATTTAAAGAGCATTTATTTAGCCAGTCAATGCGCAAAATGATCAAGTGCAAAGAGTACGAGGACGAGTATTTTAAAATAAAAGCGTTTAAGAATGGCAACGCTCACTTATGGCTTAAGCGGGATGATATAACCGACAAAATAAACGATATAATTGCAGCTTGGTATGGCGAAGGCAAATTAGGAGCGAGCAAATGAGTATATTTAGCGAACTAGCTAAGAGGCATATAAAATGCGAAATATGCGGAGGTGAAACAATAGCGCTTTATGGTGGCGGATGGGATAACGATTTAATCTACTGTCGAGATAATGAGTGTGGAGCTGAGTATAAGTTCCCAACCACTACAGAGCCAGACAGCAACGAAACCCCTTAATTGGGGCTTTTTATGAGGACTTAAGATGCACAAAGTAGATAGTGACCCGTTACTGCCAAAATGCTTTAAAACGCACCCAGAGAGCCACGCAGAGGCTAAACAGTGGGTAGTCGACCGAATACGCATGTTAAACCCAAATTGGTGGCCAAAGCTCTCAGAGGGCTATACAAAGGTTTTTAATCATACCGGCGTTTATAGGTCATACCAAGAGGTTAATTGCAGGCGCAGAATGGCAAACGCTTGGCTAAGGCTTTTAGTCGTAAAGTACGGTAGCCGCTAAAGCGGCGCATTATCAAGGAAAGGGCTTTAATTAGCCCTTTTTCTGTTATGGCATCGCGTAGCGATATAGCGCGACAGCGCAATGTTAAACACTAAAACCATAGGTAATGATAAACACTAAGGTAAATGCTCTATTTGAATGATTAGCTGCCTTTGCATGGGTGTAATATAGATATATAGAGGCTGTAACACGAAATAAAGTAAAAACATAAGCTTACAAGTTTCTGTGTTTAAGTTTTCTTTACTTTTTGTAGCTGGATACTTAAACAAATTCATGGTAATGAGTAGCAGTGTTAAACAAAATATTTAATAAAAGTTATTGAATAACCTAGAATGCCGATATACAATGTTAAAAACAAACTTAAACAAGGCGCACATGATGAGCAAAGCAGATCAAGATTACTTCAACCCAGCAACCTACGAGGTTAGGGATAAAATAACTGGTGAGATTGTTGACGTGTCAATTTTTATTGAGAGAGCCAAGCAAAACGGCTGGGAGAAGGCATATGCAAAAACTCTAGGTGAATACATTAAGTGTGGAGGCGGTCAAGCCACTGAGTTTTTAGCTTACATACTGGAAAAGAAAGACGGAAAAAACATGCTGTATGGTACTCAGAGGGAATTCGCTAATAAAACAGGTGTTAGCGTTCCAGTTATAAATAAAACAATTAAAGCTCTTGATAAGATGAATTTAATTAAAAAAGTTAGAAGCGGTGCATACATGCTTAGCCCTAACGTCATTAGAAATGGAAGCAATAAGACTGGCGTGATTTTATTTAGGCTATGGAAAGACTCTTAACAAACAACATTAACCGACAAACTAAGGACTACTTGCTCTTATGTCAAATACAAACTTAACACTTAGACCTCACCAATCTAACGCGCTTAACATATTGCGTAGAGACTGGAAAAAACACGACACACATTTAATGCAAGCGCCAACAGGTGCAGGCAAAACAGCAATAGCCGCTGAAATAGTGGCAGGGTTGCAGCGTAACGGCATTAGAAGTGTATTCATAGCGCCTTACACCGCGTTAATTGATCAAACAGCTAAAGCGTTTATGGATTACGGATTACCGCAACCGGCTATAATCTGGCGTGATCATCCTTGGTATGACCCTGATAATTTAATACAAATAGCCAGCGCTGATACGCTAATTAGGCGCGACTTCCCTGATTGCGATGTTGTGATTATTGATGAGTGCCATATAAAACGCGCAAAGCTTTTAAAGCTAATGGCTGAGGGTGATCGTAAATGGATAGGCTTAACAGCAACGCCTTTTGCTAACTGGCTTGGCACTTACTACGATAACTTTATTAAAGTTACAACTATGCGCCAGTTAATAGAACAAGGCTTTTTAAGTGAGTACGATATATTCGCACCAACTAGACCAAACTTGAAAGGCGTTAAAACATCAAACTTAGCTGCTTATGGTAAAGACTACGTTGAGGATCAACTTGCTGAGATAATGGGTGATGCTCAAATAGTTGGAAATATAATTAAAACATGGCTTCAAAACGGGGAGAACGAGCCGACAATAGCTTTTTGCGTTAACGTTTCTCACGCTAACTTTGTGACAATCGCTTTTTGTAAAGCTGGTGTAAGTGCCGAGGTTATTACAGCAGATACACCACAAGAAGAAAGGCAGCAAATATTTAAACGATTCCGCACTGGTGTAACTAAAGTTATGTGTAACGTGGGAACATTGGTGGCTGGATTAGATGAGGACGTAAGGTGCATAATTTACGCAAGGCCAACAAAGTCGGAAGCAAGATGGATACAATGTCTAGGACGAGGGCTTAGAACCGCAGAAGGTAAAGATAGATGTATCATCTTAGACCATAGCGGAACAGTACATAGACTTGGCTACCCTTGCTCAATTGAGTATGACGAACTAGTAAGCGATAAAGACGGACTTGATGAGGTCAAGCGCCAGCAAAAAGAAAAAGAGAAAAAAGAAAAACAACCAAAAGAATGCCCTAAATGTCATTACATGAAGCCGGCCGGTCAATACGTTTGCGCTCGATGTGGATATAAACCAATTAACGGCGAGGACGTTGAAGTTGATGAGAGTCGAGAGCTTGAAATAGTTAAGGGTAAAAAGAAGCAATATACCAAGCAAGAAAAGCAAGCGTTTTACTCTGAGTTGCTTGGCTATCGAAATGAAGCAAGACTTAACCGAGGTAAAAATTACAGTGATGGATGGATTTCCAATCAGTACAAGCAGAAATTTGGCGTGTGGCCAAAAGGATTGAACGGAACTGTAAAAGCACCAAGCACAGAAACAAGAAATTACATTAAGTCGCGTATGATTGCATTCGCTAAGGGTAGAAAATGAGAGTAAGCACACCAGATGCAATGATAGGTCATGAAGAATTAATCTTAAGTCACTTTGGATTACCTGAAATAACCGGTAATAGGCATTTTGCTGGAGGGTGTCCTATATGCGGAAAGCGTAGAAAGTTTAGGCTTCACCGTTATCAAAATAAAGTTGGCTATATTTGCGTGTGCGGCAATGGCTCAGTTATAAACCTAGTTATGGAAGTTAACGGCACCGACTACAAAACCACATGTAATGAAATAGATAAATTGATTGGCAATGAGTTTAAACCAACGCAAAGAGAAGCAGAAACAAAAAACCAAAAACCACAAACACCAAGGAAAGAACAGCTAATGAATAGATTCTCAGCAATACATACAATAAAAAATTCACCGGTTGAGGCTTATTTAAAAAGCAGAGGCATCCACACAATGCCAGAGTTAAGCATAAAGCATGCGCCTTCTGAGTTTGACAGATCTTATAACCGATCATTTAGCTGTATGTATGCAGTGGCAACAGATGAGGCAATGAATATTGTTTACACTCACAAAACATATCTTGAGGGTGGAAGGAAGGCAGAAGTTGAAGTAAATAAAAAAATGGAAACGGTAAGCAAGCACAACTTACCATGCAATTCTTGCGGTCATGAGTACGCTGCAAATGTAGCTGTTAGAATGTTCCCGCACGATGAGGTTTTAGGTATTAGCGAGGGTATAGAATCGGGGTTAAGCGCAAAGCAAATGTTTGGCTTTCCTGTTTGGTCAGTGCTTAACACTTCAATAATGAAAGAGTTTAAAGCTCCCGCAGGCGTTAAGACCTTAATTATATACGCTGATAACGACAAGAACGGGGCGGGTTTAGCAGCGGCTTATACTTGCGGGCATAAGAACCTTCTAAATAATAATGATGTTTCAAAGGTAATAATTAGAGCGCCATCAGTTAAAGGAAAAGACTTTAACGATATGCTACTAGAACCAATGGATACAATAGATTTCACTTTAGGGGAGTAGGTTATGATTAAATCAAAAAAGATACGCGAATCAGCAAGGGGTGAAGATTGCACTTTGCGCCTTGGTGTTTGCTCAAGTAATGAAACTGTGGTTTTGTGTCACATAGGCAGGCGGCGCGGTATGGGTTTAAAATGCAGTGATACGTTTGCCATTTATTCGTGCAGTAATTGCCATGACATAATCGACGGGCGTGTTAAAACTGAATTTAGCAAGCATGAGCTAAGCACGGAAAAGCTTCGCGCCCTTGAGGAGACTCAAGAGCGGTTTATGGAAAAGGACTTGCTGGTGGTTAAATGAGTTTAATTAAATCAATAAAATTCATAGGCACAAATACGCAGGTAGTTATTCAGCTAATGCAGGAGCTATTTAAGCATAGCGGAGCGCTAAAGGTAACTATTGAGCCATGGAGCGATAAAAGAACAATACCAGCTAACGCACAGATACATGTTTGGTATAAGCAAATAGCAGATAAAGATGGCGAGAATGTAAAAACCGTTGAGCTGCAATGTAAAAGAATGTTTGGGTTGCCGATACTGCTAGATAGTGTGGAGTACGGTCACAAAATATCATGGACACTCAACAAGCTTGATTTTTTTAATTGGCCTTATGAGCAGCAATGCGGGTATATGGAGTTATTACCTGTTACTAGATTATTCACAACAAAGCAGCATAACCATTACAGGGAAACAATGCAGAGTCATTATAATAAAAATGGGTATGCACTGGATTATCAAGAATAGGTTATATGCTTATAACAAAACGGTATATTAAAGTGCGCGATATTCGTTGATTTAATGCTATATTGAATATATTATGAACTTACTGAAACGCAATAACGCGAACTTAATTGGAGAATTAAAATGATATTGTACATGGTTAAAAACGGAATTATTGAGACTGAAATAGTAGTAAAAGAAACAAAGTGTGGATGGAGGCAGTATAATAACGGTTTTTACAACCGAAATGAGCTTGGTGATTTTGTATGCCTTGATACTAGATATTTAACTAATGACTTTGACGAGGCTGTAAGATGGGCTAAAAAAATAAGGTGTTACATGTCAGACGTAATCCAGGTTTCAAGCGCGTCAATTGATGATATTAACAATTGGAGTGAAAACGGCGCTTATCAAGATGAGCTACCAAAAAGCAGAATGGTTTACGGTAAGTTTATAAAATGACACCATCAAAACAAGCAAAGCAAGCAGGGCTAAAAAGCCTTGCTGAGCTATCAAGAATAAGCCATGTACCAGTAACAACGTTAAGAGATTGGCACAAGTTAAAACCTGAGTTATTTAGCTTTATATGCAAAGCTGGGATTATTATTAGCTCAGACATTAAAGGAGAATGAAATGAATTTATACAAAGTAACTTTTGTAGCGGGCAGTAATATCAAATCTGTCCGCGTCAAAGCTAAAAATGAAAACTTAGCATGGGGATATGCTAAGCAGTACGGATTACCTTCAAAAGTTGAGGCTACATGCTCGCGACTATGGCATTTAATCTGGCCAGCTTTATTTGGCTTAGGTTTGTATGGGGCGCAAATGTTATGAGAGATTTACCTATTCGTATAGAAGTTATGCCGCAATGCTTATGTGAAAATAAAGTTATTGGTTATGAGTATAGTGAGGATGGCTTTAATGTTACTCATTGCGCTTGCGGAGGTGTAATCTCATGCACAGAAAGTGAAGGTGTTGAAGTTAAAAAACCTTTCGACATAACCAAGCATGAAGTTTCAAATCATGTAACTGTTTTAGAAAGTGGAGAGCTTGGCGTTTTTGATAGTGGTTGGGTAATTGATAAAAATACAGCCATAGCAATAGCTAAAGCATTAGGTGTTACTGGGGAAGATTTAAAATGAAACAATGCAGAACAAGAAGTAACGCCCACGTAAACGGCATATTAACCATGCAGATGATGGGCTGGAACAAAGGTTATACAATGGACTTGCCACAATGGCGGGTATGTAATGTTAAATTTAGTGTGCATGGGGTTTAGTATGATTGACCAAGAATTGATATATAGAATCAAATCAGAATTAGATGAAGATTGGGAAGTTAAAACCGAGCTTGTTTGTAGCTTGCTTGATAATTACATCAATCTAATTGAGCAAAACGCAGAGATGCACAAAGAGTTGGCAAAATTCAAAGCGCAAAGCTTTGAATTTAATAACGGCTTCCAGTGCTCCAATATACCTAACGACTTGGAAATGTAATGAATAAACGCATGTATCTATGTTTTAGGTGTGGCGCTCATTATGGCATTGAGTGTTTCACCAACCACAAGCCAGGTTTAACTAACTGGTTCAATAAGTGTAAAAAAGCAGGCAATTATAACTAAACGTTATTAGCAATATTTAACGGTTAGTGTATTATTAAGTTGTGCAGTGCAGAAGTTGGCGCGTAAAGACACAGGAATGGCAAAAAGTACGGTGAGGATTGACTATCCATGCGGATGCGAAATAAGTTGGCGGGTATCGTACCGTGCCTAGATAAACCAACTCAATAGGTGGTAATAAATTATCTCGTAGCTATGACGATATATAGCATTGCTAAGCACGGTCGAGAGATAGAGCGAGGCTAACTAGAGTACAGCGGTGTGAGCTTAGCTTAACTGTCAAAGCGGGTTTAATTACTTTATATCGGTTCAAGTCCGATAGCTCACAACCGGTGCATTCCGTACCAATCAAATTAGATTCGCCGCTTATATTTGTAAGCGGCTTTTTTTGCGCCTGTTTTATATGTATAATTTTTTAAAACCCAATTGAACTAAGCGATTATGGAACAGTTAGAGCAAAAGATAAACGAGCACGACGCCAGGTTAAAAATGATGGAAGATCAAAACACTCGCAGTGCAGAGCAAATGACATCATTGATAACAGAGTTAAACACGCTTTCACACTCACTGCGAGAGACTGTCTCAACGTTTAGAGAGTACACAGTCAAGCACGACAACCTGAGAGAATCTAACGTTAAGCTGTGGGCTAAGTACGAATCACAGGCTGCCGCAATATCGGATTTACAAATAAAAAACGCATCAAATCAGCAGATAATAAATGACGTGATAGCGATAAAAAACAAGGTTTTAGCTGTTGTAGTGCTGGCCGTTTTATCTCCTATCACCATTGGTGTCGCGATGGTTTTTGGTAAGTAGTTATTAATACAGGCCGCGCTAATGCGGTTTTGTCATATCTATATAACTAAATGTTATTTCTAAAGTAAGACAATAAGCATTAAAATTAGTGTGAATTTAATTAATGGAGAATGTAATGGATATTGAATTTAAAGATGATGCCGTGTGTTATGCTGATGGTGAGCAGTGGGTTGTTAACGCCGGTGCTGACAGTGAAAAATACCAGCTTGTAAATTTAAATGGTGATAGAAAGTATTCTTTTTACGGCATGCATGGATTCTCGATGGACTTCCAACTAAACACCATAAAGCAAGGTGATTATATCGAAGCCTCAGAGCTTGATACCGAGCAGAAGTATAATGATGCGGTTGAGGTGTTTGGTTTGTTTGGGTTTGAGTTTAACAGCTTTGCAACTAGTGAGTATTTCCGCATGGATATTGAAGATGTTTTGCTATGTTGCGATAACTTTGAATTGTATCAAAACGCACGCAATGTAAATAACGTTAGGCTAAGAAAACTAACATACTCACAAATAATGGCAATAGGTGAGTTAAAGCGCCTGGAGATTGAGCGTGATAAGTTGAACAGTCCGGAAATTCCGGATAGTTGCGAAGATGTAGTAAATAATCAGGAAGTAAAAATGCAAAAGAATAAACCAGTAGTAGCGCAAGTAATGATTGATTTAACTGAGCGCATGGAAATAGGTATAAAGACTTATGGTGAAGCCCTTAGACCTAACAATGGGCGTGATGCTTTACAGGATGCCTACGAAGAAGCCCTAGACCTTGCGTGTTATCTTAAGCAAGCTATGATTGAGCGAGATAATGCAAATACCAACTAACAAGCCTTTGCTATGCAGCTATAACGACAATGAAGGCAATCACCACGGCTACATAGTTGCAACATACAAGAATGACCGCTTTTACAGTGGTTTATATCCAATTAACCGCATCACAGGTTGGCGCGAAATACCTAAAGAGGGATTTAATAGTTATGAGTAAATGCACATGCAATCCTTGCACTCATGGTCTGGATGATTATTGTAAATATAGCGATGATAATAAATCAAAATTAATTCACGATATGCGTAAAGCGCTAGTTCAAATACAGATAGAGGGTGGTTTATCAGTGGCTAGGCATAAATCAATAGGCGAATTAATAGATAGGGTTAATAGTTATGAGTGAATCACTAAAAGAGTTAAAAGGTATAATTGATAATGCGCCAGAGGGCGCTACACACTTCGGGATTGATTTCATTTACTACAAATATGAAAAGGCTGATAGTGTTGCTGTTTGGAGAGAGTACATCAAAAGAAAATCAACCTTTGTTTTGAATCAGTGTATTTGCATGATGAACTTACGCTCACTATCAGACATAAAGCGAATTATTGAATTAATGGAGTGGCAAGAGTCTGCATTTGAAGCTCATCCCAATATAGATATTGACATTGAGTTCACGGAGGTCAAATGATTGATTACTACAAGAAGCGAATTGAAGGGCTAAAAATTAAAATAATCGCTTATGCAAAAATGGATAATGACGCAAAGGTTAAGGAGCTAGAAAAAGAGGTTGATAATTATGAGCGGCATATTAGACAAACAGAGCCGAAAGGCGTTGATAGTTATTTGAGTTAGGAGATAGAAATGAGTGAGATGACACATGTGGATATGGCAGAGGTTGATATTATGGAAGAAATGTTCGCCATATTTTTTAATAAGAATGTTAACAATCAAGTTTTCAATATATCAAGCGAGGGGCTTTGGACTAGAGATAGGCTTTACACGTTTAGTGATAACGAAGACTTTTTTTGCTCGATTTACGCTAGGGCTTTTGGTGGTATTATAAAGCCTTCTGCCCTGCAAATTAAATCGCTTGGCTTTATATTCAAATTACTAACAGATTGCGATAGAGATGACATATTAATAGAGGGCTTTAAAGGCGACCCAATGACCGCACTTGCTAGCCTTTACAGCCCCGAAGGTGTTGATATAGAGGTCAGGACCGGAAGTAAAAGCGAGGTGATTCAAGCAAAAAGAAACTCAGGCTTTGAATTACATACAGTAAGCTAGAAAACAAACCCCGCAATAGTGGGGTTTTTTATTGCCTGTAATAAGCTATAATGCTATGAGTAGCTTAATCAGGAGATTAGGCGCTTTATTATCAGGAGATAGTAGGGTAATGAGTAAATTAAAAGCGGGGCGTGTGTCGAAGTACAGCCCACGAATTGCAGCCGCAATAATTAAAAGGATTATGGATGGCGAGTCAGTTGCGTCTATTGTTAAAGACCCAGCTATGCCAGCCAATAGCACTTTGTATAAATGGCTGAGTAAAAACCACATTTTCGCGGAGAGATATGCACAGGCATTAGAGTTTAGGACCCACTTAAAAGCCGAAGAAAGGCATCAAATTATTGAAGATGCTATAACGGAATTAGGTGTGCAGCCTGAAGGCTTTAACGCTAATGTATGGGCTAACTTAGTTAAGGAAAAGATACGCGCTGTTGAGTGGGACGCTGAAAGATTGGCGCCTGTTAAGTATAAGCCTGGTTATATTTCCGATGGTACTGACGGTGAAGCGCCTGCATTAACAATCAACTTTGCTACACGCGATCCAGTTGGCAAGATGAAGATAACCACAGGCGAAAAAGATTGATTGAGCTATCTGCGCCTCAGTCTGTTTTCATTAACGGTCTAAGCACAAAGAACACTGCTTATGTTGGCGGTTTTGGCTCAGGTAAGACGTTTGTAGGTTGCTTAAAGCTGTTAATGTATATCAGTATGTTTCCTCGTACACGCTGGGGTTTTTGGGCACCGTCTTATCCATCTATACGAGATGTGTTTTACCCAACCTTTGAAGAAGCTGCTGAGCTTATGGGGTTCAGGGTAATAACCAATACCAGCAACAAAGAGGTGCATGTTTACCGTGGCAGGCAGTACTACGGAACTGTTATTTGTCGATCAATGTCTGACCCTGCATCAATCGTAGGTTATAAAGTTGCTGGAGGCATTTGTGACGAACTGGACACAATGAAAACCGCAAAGGCTAATGATGCTTGGAATAAGGTTAACGCTCGACTACGTTTGAAAGTGCCTGGGCTTGAGCTAAACTGGCTAGGTGTAACAACCACGCCAGAGGGATTTAGGTTTGTGTATGAAAGGTTTGCCAACAACCCAAAGAGCCGTTATTCAATGGTACAGGCTTCAACGTACGAAAACAGAAAGTACTTGCCTGATGACTACATAGAAAACTTATTCGAGACGTATCCAGAAAACTTAATTAGCGCTTACCTTGATGGTGAATTTGTTAACTTAACTAGTGGCAGCGTTTACCCTCAGTATGACCGCATATTGAATGGTAGTGATGAGGCTTACAAATCAGGCGAGCCAATTTATGTGGGCATGGATTTTAACGTTAGCCGCATGTGTGCAGTTATATACGTTCAGCGCAACGGAAAACCACACGCAGTAGATGAGATAATTAACGCATTTGATACTCCTAATATGATAGAGCTATTAAAGCAGAAGTATTGGATTGAGCTTTCACAGGGTGAGTTTAAGAAAATTAATGAGATTTACGTTTACCCTGATAGCACAGGTAAAAACCGTAAATCAGTAGGTGCGAGTGAAACAGATATTAGCCTGTTAAAAGATGCTGGGTTTAAT